TTCTTTTGATCCTGCGATATTTGCCGTTAAACCAACAACTACCACAACAACCTATGAAAGGAATAAAATGATTAAAGAAAATACGTATGTAGTAAATTTTTGGTTAGGAAATCTTTTTGCTAAAGAAAAATTTATAAATCAACAAAGACAAAATGTAAAAATTGCAACTCAAAAAGAAATGATGAAAGAAGTAGACACCATGAGGGAAGACATAGGCGTTCCTGAATTAGTGGATATTGACTACGAAGAATTAAAAAAATTTCATTGTCCAAAAAAAGCGGGTTTTGTAAAAAAATATAAAGATGGTTTAATTATTTTTTGTGATGAAAATGTAAAAGACATTCAAATGATGTGTTTAAGTTTATATAAAAATGAAGCAGATAAGACGGACGGCCCTACTCAACATTTCGTGTCTTTAAATAACAACGCTGAATTTTTTTTAGATTCAAGAGAGATTGAATATTATAATTCAATTAAAGAAGATTTACATTTATATGTTGGTTATAAAAAAGGGCACAAAAATAAATTGTTCCATTTTAATTTTAAAAATAATAAAGCAATTGTTAGTGCTATAGACAGATTTAACACTTATGCAAAAAATGAACAAGTTGGAGGTATGTATCATAAAAACTTCGATGCGTTTATAGATGAAGACCATATAACTAGATTTGTAGAATGTTTGGGAGTGTCTGATAAATTTGAAACTCTTAAAGATGCAGAAGAGGACAATTTAATCGATTCTGGCAATTACGGTGCTGAAAACACAGATCACATAGTAAGACATATGCTAGAAAAACTGAGTAACACAGTTTCTAAGGAAGATGTTTTAAAATTAAGTTTTGAAAACTTTTTTGTCAATAAACTTATAGGGTTATATGGTATGTTAGAACATATTATATCCAGCTCGACAGAAGAAGAATTAGAAAAATTAAAAACCCATGGTAAATTGTTTGAAGATTTAGACCTTAATAAAGAAATGTTAAATGATTCTAAAAAAATAACTTCTAGGGTCAGGGAAATAATTAAAAGTTTACCTGAACATTCCAGTTATGAACAATTAAAAAATATAGTAAAGACATGGCAAAACATAAACATAAAAAATTCTAAAAGAAGCGGTAGCGCAGAAGAAAAAAACTTTACAATAAATACAAATGATGTCGTTATACATTTAAGTTATATATTTATTTTGTTAAAATACACTGAATTTGGAACTCATCTTCCTGGAATTGGTAAAATTAATACAGAGAATAAAACTTATACGGATTGTTTTATTTTTTGGCAAAAGATTCGTCTGTTCAATATAACTAATAATTATATAGAACCCTCTGATTTTCCAATCATGCTAGATAAAGGTAAGATAATGAATGATGAAGATCTTTATAAGGAAATATTTAATTTAGGTAGAGAACAGGCCGACATAATTAAAACTACAGAGTACACTTTAGAAAGTTGTGATATAATAAATAAAGATACTACAATAAAAATTAAAGAAATTCTAAAAGAAGCATTAAATCAAGAGTCTGGATTATTAATACCTCACAATGCTTGTGTAGAAATACCTGATGATTTTATATTTAAGTATGCAAGGTTTGTAGAGTCTGAAAATTTTATCACTATTTTTTTACACGATTCTAAAGATAGATACGCTACAGAAATGTTTGTTAAAGGAGAAGAGGACTTTAGGTATTGGTTATATAATGAACACAATTTGTCTGAGTATCAATCTGATGAAAGCATTGGTAATTTATATTTAAAACTAGCAGCGTGTATCAGGGATTGGAAAGTGTTAATTGAAAGAGATAGCACTATGACTTGTAGAGGACCTAGAGTTCCTAAAAATGTAGACACCCTACGTAAACGTTGGTTTTATTTACCTAGAGTTAAATACAATAGATTGAATTCGGAAGAACAAAAGAAAAAAGAAAAAATATTTTTTTCTGAAACTAGAGTATTTTCTGGAGAAAGAAGAGAACACAAGAGAAGATTACAAACAGGTATGAAACCCTCAAAAGCACAAATAGTTTTAGCGGAGAATAGAGGGGTTTATATTCCGGATGGATACACTTATGTTAGAAGCAGTGTTTGGGGAAAATTAAAAAAATCTCCAAGAGAAATAAAATACAGAAGTAAGAGTATGCATGGTTTACTTTTTGCCAATGAAGAAGACATTAATAAAACAAAAGAATTAATTAATATGGGTCCCGGGGGTTTTGAAGAACATTGTGAAAAATATGTCGAAAGTCTAGGGTACCAGGTATATAAAAAATGGAACTATGATGGTGGAATAGATATTAGAGGCATTAAAGATAATGGCTCGGGTTCAGTTACACGTTTATTCGTTCAATGTAAACATTATCTTGAATCAGGTAATCCCATTGGTCCCGATGTAGTAAGAGAACTGCAAGGATCTGTTGAGTTAGAAACTAAAGATATGGAAGAGTGTGAAATAAATAAAATGGTAATAACTAGCACTCGGTATACTCATAAAGCAGTACAAGCGGCTGAAGCTTTAAACATTAAATTAATTACTACAGATCAAATAACAGGAAAATAAAATGATTAAATATATCATCTTAATACTATTGCTAAGTGGATGTACTAAAGATCTAGACATAGACCCTATGAGCACAATTTTAAAACACACCTATAAATTAATAACAAAAGGAGAAAGCAATGAGTGAAGTAGCTAAAATAAAATGGAATAAACAGTTTCATTACCCTAAAACCTCAAGACAAATTATAGATGGCAAACGTCATTACATCTTGAAGGAAGAGAAACTACCGAGTGTGACTACTATATTGTCGGCTACACAGAGTAAGGAGAAGCAAGCGTCATTGGGCGCCTGGAGGGATAGAATTGGCCATGAAGCTGCGGATAAGATTACTAAGGACGCGGCTCATAGAGGGACTACCATGCACAATATTCTAGAACACTACATGGAGGACAAATTTATCATAGACCTTACTGAGAATGGCTTACAGGCCATGAAAATGGCTAAAATAATCGTGGACCAGGGATTGACCGGTAAAATTGATGAATTATGGTGTAGTGAAGGGACCTTATTCTATCCGGATATGTACGCAGGTGCAACCGATGGCGCTGGTATTTACGAAGGTAAGGAAGCTATCATAGACTTCAAGCAATCTAATAAACCGAAACGTAAAGAATGGATCACGGATTACTATTTACAATTAGCAGCTTATGCAATTGCTCATAACCAAATCTATGGAACTAACATACAGTTTGGAATTATTCTAATGTGTACTAAAGATTTTTTATACCAAGAGTTTCGCGTAGAAGGCGAAGAATTCAAACATTATGCGAACGAATGGTGGACAAGAGTAGGGCAATACTACAAGGAAAAAGAATTGCAAAAGATAGTTGACAGAAATGGTTTCTAGTCCTATATTAACCTATAACCAATGAAAGGAATAATATGAAACTAAAAAGATACAATCTTTATACTTTTACAAAAAGTAAATTTATATGGACAGAAACCGAAAACTTAAAACAAGCTATTAATAATTTTAATAGAAGATTAAATATAGATAGCAACGGATACAATCATCCAGAGTTAGACTATGTTTTTAATCCAATGAGAATGATAACAGTTGATAAGTCTAATGAAGAATATACTAATGATGAGTTAGGCCATCGTTCTGATGATGAGAAAATTATTTCTTTTAATTGTAATAAACTAGAAAATTTAATTCTAAAAGAATTAAACTAAAGGAGAAAAATAATGACTGAGCAAACTGACAAATTAAAATTAGAAGTAGAAATTGAGCAAAATACTAAAAAATATACTGTGGATGAGATAAAAGACGCAATTATCGTAGTAACTGACAGAGAACGTACGGCTGACGAGGTTATAGCAGTACTTGAAACAGAACTATAATATGATAAAATAAAAATATGACTAGAAAAAAGAAAATACTTACTCCTACTCAACTACATAAACAGATAAAAATGGTAATAAAAGATTATACCTATGACGAAGTTAGATCTGGTCTAGAAAATTTTTCTCCAGAAGAATGGTGGGATGTGAGAGAACAACTACGACAAAAATTACCTGAGATGAATTTTGATAAATTGGATTTATATGATTTTAAACAATTAACTTATCGTATGTATGGTGTAGTACCAGAGTGGGATGTTATACAAACAGTACATTAAAGAAAGGAGTGTTATGACAACAAGTAAGAAAGAGTTTAATGCCAGTTTAAAGAAAGCTAAAGACTGGGATGGTATATCTAGACCTAGTAATGACGCTTATACCGAGTCTTGGAACAGAATCTTTGGTGGTAAGACTGAGAAAGAAGAAAAAAAGACCAAGGACCACGGCAAAGGTGTTACAATTTGTAAGGCAAAAGATTGTAACAATTCGTTATATGGCTGGACAAGCAGCAAAAACAAGGAATATTGCGTAGATTGTGTCTGAATTAAGGCAGGTTTTTTTGTATAGACTTTATTTGCCAGAAAAGTTTTTTTGTTTTTCAATTTCCAAATCGTGGTTACAATGGTTACAATCGGTTTTGAAACACTATTATTCACTAATACCAACACTAATAGACGATAATTTTGTAACAAAATCGTGTTACAATGTGGTTACAGTGGTTACAAAATACTATTATTGGCTAATACCAACACTTCTAGCAAACCCGTACGCGCGCATAAGAAATGTTTTTTAATAAAAAAGTTGCCTAGAGAAAAAACCTATACGTGATATAGTGAGATTATGAAAAAGAAGAGAACTAAAAATAAAAAAACTATTCCTCTTAACACCAAAGCTTTGGGCAATGATATATCTGCCTATCCATTTGTAGAGATACAATGGTTGGATATTGAAGGCGATGCAGGTTGGAGTAATACTAAAGATTTAAAAAAAGAAGAGTTACCAGTATGTGTATCAAAAGGTTACTTACTTAGTCAAAGTAAAGGAATCACTAGAATATTTACTGATTATATTTTGAATAAAGATAAGCCTACGTTTGAAACAATTGGTAACACTTGTATAATTCCTACTGCAGTAATACAATCTATTAAGAAAATTACTCTTTAATATCTTCAGCCTCAGCTTCAACAACTTCAGCTTTGCTATCAAAGATAGGTTTGTAATTCTTCAAGGCTTGCTCTAACATTTTGTCCAGTTCGGACTCATCTGCGTTATCTAAATTTTTATGTAGGTGTAAGTTGGTATTGTTTTGAAAACCACCGGCTTTACCTCTAGCTATTTCCATATTACCCGCAGCACTCCAGGCCTTATTAATACGAGCCTCGTCCCTAATCTTACCTAGTTCTGCTAAATGCTTCTCATAAGTAATATCATATTTTTTTATTTTCTCTGCTCTGAGTCTTCCTATGTATTGAGTGACTAGAGGATAGAGTAAAGGATTCTGTAATTTACTAGCGGATACATAAGCTGAATTCTCATCATATCCGGCTTCTACTGCACACTCAGTATTTGTTTTTCTGCCTTCTTCTGAGACAACTAAGTTAGCAAATTTAATTTGTTTTTCTGTAAGTCTTTTTGGTAAACCCATGCTTGCAATATAATATATTTTTGGTATATATTCAAGCTACAATGGTTACAGGAAAGATGTTTAGAATGGTGCTGGATAAGTTTTTTAAATCTCCAGTTGCCCAGGAAGCAAGAGTCCAAATCTGTATGCCCGACGGTCAAATGTATGACATCAAAGATATTAAGTTGATGGAAAACAAACTGTTAGGAGTGCGGGAGACTCATAGATTGGTTCTAACTACCTATAAATCCAAATGGAGTATGGGTGAAGTTATGAAGAAAATTGATTAGCTTTAATACACCTCACTTAGCTTAAAAAATGATTAAAGGTGAGACTAAATTTTGGCATGAAATTAAAGCGTTCAACATTAAAAATAATTGCGAATTATCATTTACACGCGTGGAAAATAGTGCTGCACATGGGACTCCTGATCTATTGGTGTATAATAATTCTGGCCACTTTTTCACTATCGAATTAAAGTTAACTAAGGCTAAAAAAATTCGTTTCTCTCCACACCAAATTGGCTTCCATATCCGACATCCACACAATAGTTTCATCATGCAAAAGGCCCTCGGTCCTTTAGCCATAAAACTTTATGAGGGACACCAGATAGAAGATCTTGTGGCCGGTTCTGCCGAACCCATAGCCACGGGCCTCGAGTCAAGCTTTAAATTTCTACAAAAAGTTTAAAGTCCTACAATATCCTAGATCCAAGGTCAATGGACAAAGTGTCGCGGACAGAGAGGAGCATGTGGGCGGGACCCACCCTTATTTTTTTTTTTCACGTGGAACATGGACCTGTGGCTTGTGGCCTGTGGTGCGTGCTTGTGGGCGGGACCCACCCTTTTTTTCTATTTCTGCTTGAGGGCTGGAGGAATACTTCCAGCCCTCTTGTTCCTGTTTAGGAATTTTGTACACTTGCGGACGTAGGCCTTTGATAGGTCCTTATGATTGCAAATGAAATAATTTAATAAATTATTATGTTTAGATCTAATGCTTGCCATAACTAATATTTTTAATTTTTGGGTTCCAGCATTTTCTACAATCTAAGCATTGCCCGCCCTGCTTTGGCGCCGGGCAGCTGGCTTTTTTTGTAACTACTGTTGAAGTATTGGGCCAGCTTTTAACACGGCCCTGATTAATCATACTTGAAGATAATCTAACAACTAGATTTTTGGGCTTGTCCTTCAGGTATGGTTTAACCCATGCTTCTTTGGTGGGCATCCAATGCTTAACGGACGGCGATAGCCTGCAAACTTCAAAAATTTTCATTAAGTGATCCAGGTCCTGAACATCGCCTGAGTCGTGCCAACGGAAAACCTTAGATTTTTTTGAATTGATCAAAGTTACCATTGCGACAACCCATGATCTATTTTTAATTGCCTTCAATCTTCTATACTGAGCATCTTGTACAACTTTAAAAACATAACAGCCTTTTAACGCGTAGCAAGTACTACAAACGGATCCGGGTATTAATCGAAGTTTGGATCCGGTGTTACATTCTTTGGCCGGTATACCTATAGCCCATCCAGGCATTTTTCCAGGCTTGCTTAAGCCGCCTACTAGGTCCCATGCTTTTTTAGTGTTCATATCTTTCATTGTATTCCTTTTGTTATATATCTTATATATCCTATTATGTCCAGGATGCAAGGGCCGCGATCAAAATAAACTTGTTGACTTGTCCTAGAATTTCCTATACACTACCCGCGGACAGAGAAGAGCGTGTGGGCGGGACCCACCCAAGAAAAAAGAGAAGAGCTTGTGGGCGGGACCCACCCTTGTTTTTTGTGAGAGGTGCATGTGGGCGGGACCCACCCGGGGGGGGGCGCTTTTTAAAAAAAAGACTTGGTGGGTGATACCCTGGTGCCTCCCGTTCCCAGGTAAGATAATGGAGTCTATCCCCACGCCATGTCCGAGCACATTGCTCAATCGGTATTCCGATCCTAAGCCACTTGCCGAAGACCCTTTCGGGGGTTAACCATAACAAGGTCAAGTGGCCAAGGATCAGTACCCATGCATTGAGATGAACTAAGCATCTATTCCCACAGGTAGACCCGTGAAGGTTTCCATTTAAAGTCTAGCAACCTACAACTGCGACAGCACTTGCTATATCGGGAGCGTGCTAGTCCCGTGATCATTTGAGTTTTTATCGCCGTAATGACCAAAAGGGCGAAATATAGTTATAGGTTATTATAGGATATACGTCAAGCATTAAATTAATTTATTTACAACTTATACGCGAGCAGCGCATGTGGGCGGGACCCACCCATAAAAGAGGGAAGAGCATGTGGGCGGGACCCACCCAAAAAAAAGAAAAAAATTAAACACTACATGTTGTGTCTAAGTTATCCACAGGCACTAAAACCTCAAATTAGTTATTTACATATCCTATTAATTATGGGACAAGGGATATAACTTAACAATTAACAAAAGGAATACGACATGAAACCAATACGAAGCAACGAACTTGATTTCTTTAATAAAATTATTGAAAACAAGTTTTATGATAAGAGACAAGCACTTGAGACTGAAATCACAAGTGAAGCGCAAAAACTAGCTGATAAAAAATCACCTACAATGGCAAAACAATGTGGCGTTGATGGTGATCTTAAAAAGCTATCGGAAGCTGATAAAAAGTATAAGGCTTTTATTTTGAGTAAAATATCAACTGAAAATAAATTGCTGTCCGATGTCCGAGAGCAAATGAGTAAGATTGAATCAAAGCTTGAGCGTATGTCCAAAGCTCGAGGTTGGTCAAGATCGTTTGACGGTTATGACGCTACTCAAGACGGCGCTGAATACTTTACCGAGAAGCTTGACAATGCTTGTTATGATGAGGCTTATAAATTTGTTAAGGCCAATCATAAAGTATATAACGTGCTAAGAGATAAAAAATCAGCGTGTGAAATCATCTTGCACACCGGAAGCGATATCAATTCAACTGTTTCAACTCTTCAAAAAGAGATGAGCACAGTCAATATTGATTTGCCTGTCCCTAATCATTTATTACAGTTAGCTGTAAAATAATGGAAGACAGTATCTTAAAACTAATCACAATGGGCTATGCTTTAGGCATAGCCCTTGTGGGTGTGTTAGCTTACTTTGGTATCAAGGGAACTAACGAAGCGATAGATTATCAAAACAGCAAGAGACTTGAAAAAAGTTTCAATAGGGGGAAACAATTAGAATTTCAGTTTAAAGAATAGTCGTTAAGCTATAACCACTACATGTAGTATGTCCTATATGTAGTGGGTGAAATAAACCTTGACACAAAATGTAGAGGGGAGAGCATGTGGGCGGGACCCACCCGTAAAATAGATAAGAGCATGTGGGCGGGACCCACCCTAAAAAAAAGAAAAGGGCCAACACTACATCTTGTGTCAAAGTTATCCACAGGCACTAAAATTAATTAAATTATTAATGGACATTGTAGGATGGATATGCATAATGAACTTAACTTAACGAAAGGAATAAAATGACAAAAACAATTAATACATACAACATGTTTGGCAAAGAGGTAGTCAACACTCAAGACCAATGGGTTAACAGATGGAAAGACTGCACAGTTAGTTCTTTGAGTGGTTTAATGCCAATCGATGAATATAAAAAACTACAATCAAGAATAGTTGAACTTGCTTCAAAAGATTTTGATTACAGAGTTGAACTAGAAAAAAGAGAGGAGAAATAGTATGCCATTAGAAGTACACTACACTAACCACAAAGCTTGGAACGCTGACACGAAAAAGTTTGCTGACCCAAAGCTTAAACAAGAAGCTGATGACATCGGACATTTCTTGATGACGATTGGAGTTTCAGAGATTACTGAAAAAACAATTGAAGAGATTGTTGTTCGTAAATTAATCTTGGATAAATTTTATCCAGGTTCTAAAGAGGAAAATAAATTGCCAGGAGATTGGTATAGTATTTTCTTAAAGCATATGGGTTTAAAGATTGAGGGTAGATGGGCAAGCAACGAGTCTCGTTGGAAGTTCACATCTCGTCATGCCAAAGGTATGATACGAGACATCGCCAATAAAGTGGAAGACTCTATCCACCCAAGTGGGGACTACTCGTAAGGAGTTCGTTAAGGGACAAAGGGGTATGCACAAACAGCATTGCAGTTCTTGCATACCCTATCCTACATTGTCCTATGCGTATACTGCATACCTCTTCAGGTTGTATTTAGAGAAGAGCATGTGGGCGGGACCCACCCTAAGAGGGGACCCTAAAGGAACTATATCGAAACTCAAACTGTTTGCTTTTAATTGATTCACCCCTTGATTTATAGGGGTCCCAAGTCTACCCTTTAGTCTTTGTTTTACTCAGCTTTCCGTGTATAATACTTTACCACCCATATTAAAACGTATGCTAACAGTAGAACAAATAAATAAAATTGAAGATCCTGTTGAAAGAAGGAAGTTAAAGATACAGATCATTCAACGAAGTAAAGCAAAACAATTGAAGAAAGTCCGTACGGATTTTTTA